GATCCTTCCCAACGAAGCTCACGAAGAATGGTAATTAGTGCATGGAATGTAGAACAATTGGACGGAGGATGTTTACCACCTTGTCATGTTTTATTTCAATTTAATGTGGTTGATGGTAACAAGTTGAGTTGTTGTTTATATCAAAGATCACTGGATTCCAGCTGTGGGGCCAGTTTTAATTACGCTTCCTACAGCTTTCTAGTACATTTATTAGCAAAACATTGTGATTTAATACCCCATGAATTTATTCATTATGGAGGAAATTGCCATATCTATGCGGAACACTTAGACGATATGAAAGAGCAAATAACACGTACCCCTTATCCTTTTCCAACAGTAGAAATTTTAAACAAGAGAGAAAACATTAATGACTATGTATTAGAAGATTTCAAGATTCATGATTATCAACATCACGCACCTATAAAACTAAAGATGGTTGCTTAAGTTCATCTGGTTTAGTATCAGCATGCATAATGGTAACCAAGAAATTTTGAATTAAGAGATTTAATACGATGTAAAATAGTAGCAGTACATACATTTAATTGTCTTCCTGCTTCTGATGCCGATATATAAGTTTTTCCATCTATTAATATTTCTCTTGTATTTTTTGGTAGTGTTCGTCCATATTTTGCTATGTTCTTTTGTTTAGTTTCCTGAATTTTTTTCAGTGTTTCTTCACTATGATGTTTTCCAAAAAAAGGATTGTCTTCACCTGTATTTTTACCTTTTCTAGCTTCTGACATTCTTTTTCTCTGTTCGACTGACATTTTTAGTCCAAGAGTATAATTATTACCTTTATGCATTTCTGAAAATAATCTTTTAACTTCATCTGTATGTGTTCTACCATACATACCATTTTTTTCTCCTGGCTGTCCCCATTTTTTCTGTCTTTCTTCTTTTGACATTTTACTTATATTTTCCTTTATTGTATCTTTCGTTTTTTCTATAATTTGCTCTTTATTTGGGTGATATGTCATTAAATCACCACCACTACTATTATAATGTAAATTGTATAATTTATCTCGTATAGTCAAATCTTCTAAGTAAGAAAGTTCCACATTTTTTGCTTCTTCTTCTGTTTCACATTCTTGTAAAATTTCATAGGTAAAACAATCAGACCCATATTTCTCATATGCTCGTTGCATACGAATATTACAGTGTTTATTTGTTTTAAGTGTTGAACGATGTATGCACCATCTACGGTTTATATTACACGAATATCCTATATAGTACTTTCCTTCGGGACACAAATTATTTGAGATTTTATAAACGCCAATGATTTTTTTCATTTATATATACTAAAGATTTATTTTTAATTAATAATACGAATTATTAATTAAAATTCCTAAATGTTTTCATTATTTTCTTTTATAATTTTATTATTTTTTCGTTTTTGATATGCACGCTTGTTATATTCCGCTCTTTTTTCTTCTGAAACATTTGTTTCATATTCTCTACTTTTTATAAGTTCTTTATTAGCCTCATAATGTTTCTTATTCCTAGCAGGGGCTGTATATTTTTTAAGATGATTTTGAGTAGATTCTAATTCATTTTTGAGTAAAGAGTTTTCTTCTTGAAGTTGTTTAATAATTTCATCTTTATCCATATAGATATATAATTGTAAAAAAAAATTTTTATACCTTTTTATTGATTTAACTTATTTAAATTCGGGATTCCATATTTTATCACCATTACAAATATTTTGTATATGAATATTATTAACTTGTTTTGAAGTCATCATACTGGAATGTTCAAAATCAATTATCCACACTTTTCCATCGGTATCTTCTATAAAATTATAACCAGTTAAATCAGGATATTCAATGTTATGTAATACCAGATTACGCACTATTTCAACAACTTGATCAAATACGTCATCGGGAATATCATCAGCATTTTCTCCATAAGTATGTGATAAATTATCTTTTCCGACTTTCTTCATTACCATTATTTTACTATCACTATTATATTCTATAATTTCTGGTATATTTACAATATCTAAGTTATATATATATTTTTGCATAAAATATTCTCGATGATTTACATTCTGTTTTACATAATATCTATTGGGATTCGCCATATAGTATTCCATTGTTATACTATTGGAATATTATTTATGTCTTTTTTTTGAATAAATCCTTTTTTTTCAGGTATGTAATTTTTATTATCTATTTCTCTCCATTTATTAGGCAACATGTAATAGTTACTATCATAATTTTTTCTTTCAAACATATTATCCTCTGTAATTCTAAATATGGGTCTTCCCGAACCATAAAAAATTTCTATTTGTTTTTGACGCCATATTTGTTGCTTTTCTTGAATAACTTTTGTTGCGTTTAGTATCTCCATAATTATAATACCCATACATTTTTATTTCTATTATGATTTATATGTTATTTTTATTTTGTAAATCTTTTACTGCTGCTTTAATCGCATCTTCAGCCAACATACTGCAATGTAATTTTACAGGCGGTAATTTTAAATGTGATGCAATATCTTTATTGGTTATATTTATTGCTTCATCTAATGTTTTACCTTTTATCCATTCAGTAGCAACAGATGATGATGCGATTGCCGACCCACAACCGAATGTTTTAAATTTGCTGTCGATTATTTTTCCATTTTCATCAACTTTTATTTGAAGTTTCATAACATCTCCACACGCAGGAGCTCCAACTAAACCAGTTCCAATATTTTGTTTATTTTTGTTAAATGATCCAACATTTCTTGGATTCTCGTAATGATCCACAACATTTGTATGATAAACACGATACATATAAGGTCTAATAAGTGTTTTTGAAAACCGATATAAGTTCATATATATATAAAACTATTATTTTTATACCCTTGAAGATTTAAAACCACACCTTTTATGTATTTTATATTTTCTCAAAATAATATAGATGACTAAACATAAGAGATAAGATTATAAAAATTCTGCTGTAAAATTTATAATCTAACTTATTTATAATCTATTATGTTATCTATTCTACAGAATAAATATTATATCGTTCGATTAGGTGATTTTGCTACTAATGGAAATACAAAATTAATATATGGATTATTTTCGATTATTCTTTCTTTTGACGATTATATATCACGAAATTCTACGGATTGTTTTCTAATATTATTTGGATCAACAATTATATGGACATTTGTTGAATTATTTTTACATACTACTCATACACGCATTATTAAGCCAATGTATATTGTATTACGGAACGAAAAATATCAGTTGTCTCAAACTATGGGAATAATATTACAAGGATTACAAGAAGGAGGGGTAATTACCACAGTAGGATTATATTTCGGAGATCGTTTATATGAGATTAAATATATTATACTTCTTCACGCATTTATTTTATGTATAGTTGTAAATATTTGTATGAAAAAAAATATATTAAAAGCATCCAAAAGACAAGTAAATACATCTAGTTCTCTTATGCTTATAAGCACTGTTACCATATATGATATAGAATCTCTTTATAACAATCCTGAACATATTCAACGTCAACTATCTATGTTTTTTGTTATGATATATATTTGTTCTTTTTGGACATTCTTTACATGGTATAAAGGGTTTAGAACAATTGAAATTCATATGAAAAATCCCACATATAATGCTATTATAAATATTAAATCAAATACAACTCCTCCTTCTCCTACTACTCTTGAATATTATGTAAAACCAGTTACTAATTTGGATACATTTTATATTCTTACTTATGATGTCATTTTTGAAATAGGTGTAGCCTATTTATTGTTCTACAATATGTTTTTGATATAATTTAATAAAACAAAAAGTTTCATTACTTGAATACAATATTACAATATTACACATTACTAATATATTAGATTTTCATCACTTACTTATTTTTATTTACACCATTGAGGTTTTTCTAGTATTTTTTTAACTTCTTCCAAATTTTCCGCATCATTATTAATGATGGGTAAAATTTCTTCCAAATACATATTTAGTTTTGTTTTCTTTTTAATGAAATATTCTGTGATATGATTTTCAGTAAGTATTTTATTATTTAGTTTATAAATTTCAAGATTATTATAATCATTCATTTTAAATTGTAATAATTCAATATTATCTAGATGTTCATTGTATAATTCATGTACTGTTAACAACTCATAAAGTTCATTAGCACTTTTGTTATAATTTTGTTCGTATGTATGTATATTAAAATACTTAAATTGAGATAAAGATTCTCTATAATTATCATCAATCTTTTGAATATGTTCTATAGTAAATTCAGGAATTTCAATTTCTTCTATATTATTTTCAATGTCATTATAACAATTAGATTTATATAAATATTCATTAGATTGTAGAGGTTCGTCATTTTCCATTATCATAATATTATAAAAAAATTTATTTAGGAAAGTGCGATTATATTTGTTAAATTTAGTATTAATTATATTTAAATATGAGTTCTAGTTCATCATTATCAGGAGCAAGAAGAAGAAGAGCAGGTGGTGGGTCTGGACCCACATCTACAAGCACAACATCAACCCAACCACCACAAAGAGCACCATCAAATACACCAGCACCGCAATTAAATATTAGCCCTTTTCAATTAATACAACAACATGAATCAAAACTTAATATGTTACGTGAAACACTTCAACAGGTTATATCTGAGAAAAATAATACAACAATTGATTCAGAATCTATTAATGATAAAATAAATATTGATGTCGAGAAAATTTCTAATTTTGTAATGGGTAATGTAGAGAAACAATTAGATCTTAAGGCATTTTATGACAATGATGAAAAATTAATGAATGAAATTGAATCATTAAAACTTACACTTCAATCACAACAAATGGTTATTAATGGACTAAGCACAGCATTATATAGTGTTGTTAGTAAATTAAATTTAGCCTTGCCTAATTTAGAATCAAACGAAGAGTTAAATGTTTCTGAAAATGTTTCTGAAGATGTTTCTGAAAATGTTTCTGAAACAGAGGAGAAAGTAACACAGGATAACGAAGCTACACCTACATTTCCTAAGTCAGTTAGTATTGTAGAGGGAGATAATACTACTATGGAATTTTACCCTATGGAAGACGATGACGGTGACGATCATGATGATAACTATGAATTAGTTAATCCACCAGTAGATTAATTGTTATTAGTAAAAAGTTAGAAATTATAGTATAAAAATAAAATAATATGAAAAGCCTATTTACAGTTTTAATATTTTGTATTGTTTTATTTATTTATATCCATATAACATTTCATTTGAAAGTTAGTGATGATTTAGAAGTATATGAAATTGAGCAACCATCTAAGGATAAATTAGAAGAAATATGTGATTTAAGACAACCTGTTATTTTTGATTATAAAGTTGATGGTTTAATGAAGGAATGTAATCTTGATTATATTGGAAATAATTTTGGAGCATTCGATATAAAGGTACGGAATGTTAAAGAATATGATGATAACAGTGAATTATATCTACCTTTAACGTTAAATACCGCACTGGAAATATTTAGAAAAGACAACGGTGAGAGATTTATAAGTGAAAATAATTTTGATTTTTTAGATGAAACTAGTATCATTAAAACATTCAGATACAATGATAATTTTTTAAGACCTTATTCTGTTAGTAATTGTATATATGATTTAATGTTTTCATCAAAAAATACACGAACTGTTTTAAAATATGAATTAAATTATAGAAATTTCTTTTTAGTTACGCAAGGTAGTGTTAAAGTTAAAATGATTCCACCAAAATCATCAAAATATTTGTATACTATCAAGGATTATGATAATTTTGAATTTATATCTCCTGTTAATCCTTGGGACGTTCAAGCACAATTTAAATCTGATTTTGATAAATTAAAGACATTGGAAGTTACATTAAATATCGGACAGATTATTTTTATTCCTGCTTATTGGTGGTATAGTTTTGAATTTAGCGAGAATACTAGTATATCTGTATTTAAGTATAAAACTTATATGAATAATGTAGCAATTTCAAATCATTTACTGGTAACAATGTTACAAGGACAAAATGTAAAGAGAGAAACTGTTAAGAAAATGAATACTGATGAAGAATGTAAAACAGAAAATGACAATATAACAAATAATGAAATTAAAGAAGAAGAAATTAAAGATTAATTAAAATTATATATTAAAAATGTTTAAAATTGAAAATCCTCGCACAGTTTTGTATTTAATAATTTTGTTTTCTTCGTTTTTAATAAATGAAATATTAAAAATAAAGATTTAATAAATCCCAGAAATTATCGAAATTATATATATATAATGGTTGGAAGTTTAAGATCAAGGGTTGTTTTATTTTTAATAATTGCGTTTTATTCATTCTCATTAGATCAAAGTACATCTGATTGTAGAGTTCCATCTATGTATACATACTCTAATAGTTTTTTTCATCATATATTATCTTGTTATTTATGGTTTGGTTCAATTCTGTTTGGTCACCATTTATTACATTTATCTATAATATTAATTGCTGTTTTACTACAATATTTCAATAAATGGAGATGTATTATGACTGATCTATATAATTCTGCTTGTAAAATTAATATCGAATCAAGACATAAAGATATTATTTATAAATTTCTACAATTTATTCCCAATCCTCTGACTTATTATCAATTGGCAACAATAATTTCTATATATGACTTGTATTATATTCTATTCAATAAAAAGTAAAATTGATATAATTAAATAATAAATATTTATTATTATTATTTAATATGGCGTCTTATAAGATATTAATAAACGATCGGGACTATCAAGACTGGAGCTTGGTTGATGCCTTATCGTTGAATGAAACTGAAAAAATAGACATAGAACCAGTCAAATCAAAACTATTTTCGAGTGATGTTTTTGAACTTCATGATAAAACGGTCAATATTTTACATTCTAGTGTAAGATCTATGCCTTCTATCCCAGGAATTCTAGTCCTTAAAAATAGTAAAACATTTGGAAAATGTAAAGACAAATATCTATATAAATGTATTCCGGATGACAGAAGATTTCCTATATTTGTAGTTCCATATCATTTGAAACTAGGCTTTTCAAAAAATATTGATAATAAGTATATAGTATTTCGTTTTGATAATTGGAACGGAAAGCATCCACAAGGCACCATCGTAAGTGTGTTAGGTGATGTTGATATATTAGCTAATTACTATGAATATCAACTTTATTGTAAAAGTTTATATGCTTCTATTCAAACCTTTAATAAAGCGTCAAACGATGCTCTTAAAGAGAAAACAGAACAAGAATTTATTGGTTCTGTGATTGAAAAATATAATCTCATTGACCGAACTGATGAATCAGTATTTAGTATTGATTCTAGTGAAACAAGTGACTATGATGATGCATTTAGTATTACAAATAATGGCCATGATTGTTATACCTTAAGTATTTATATTGCTAATGTTCCATTATGGATGGAGGAACTGAATTTATGGAATTCATTTTCAGAAAGAATATCTACTATTTATTTACCAGATAGGAAAAGACCAATGATGCCTTCACAATTATCCAATTGTTTATGTAGTCTTTGTGAAAAGGTAGTTCGGTTAGCATTTACATTAGATATTACCATTATAAACAATGAAATAGTTGGATATAAATTTGAAAATACATATATTCGACTATATAAAAATCATGTATATGAAAGTCATGATCTTAAAAAGGATAAAAATTATCGAGTAATGATGGGAGTAGTTGATAAATTATCAAAGGTTTATAAATACACTAGTAAAATTAAAAGTAGTAATGATATGGTTAGTTATTTGATGATATTAATGAATTACTATACAGCACTAGAAATGATAAAATATAATAATGGAATATATCGTTCTGTTAAATTTAATCATAATATGGAAAAAAATTCGTCTTTGCCTGACAATGTTAATAATTTTCTAAAAATATGGAATAGTTCTTGTGGTCAATATGATTTATATGATGAGAGAAAATGTCATGAAATGCTAGAACTAGAATCTTATATTCATTGTACTTCTCCTATTCGTAGATTGGTGGATTTACTGAATATGGCTCGTTTACAAAAAAATATATTGTTGGTTGATTATTCTGAGGATTTTGAAAAATTTAATAAATATTGGTGCGATAATATAGATTATATTAATACAACAATGAGAGCTATTCGTAAAATACAAAATGATTGTAGTTTATTAGATATGTGTAATAATAATCCAGAAATTTGTAATAAAGAGCACGAAGGATATGTATTCGATAAAATTGTGCGTAATGATGGACTATATCAATATATTGTTTATTTAGTGGAATTAAAAACAGTATCTAGAATAACATTACGATTCGAACTAGAAGATTATAATAAATATAAGTTCAAGGTTTTCATATTTAATGATGAAGCATCTTTGAAGAAAAAGATTAGATTACATATTATTATGTAATTATTCAATAATACTATTATTATTAGAATATATAGATGATTTTAAAAATAATAGTATTATTAGGAAATGTATTTTTAATAAATTCAGAAAATGTATATAATTATTATGAATTAGCAGTTCAAAAATGGTGTAGTTCGGATTATATGATTCATGGATTATGGCCTCAAATAAACAGTACATCATATCCAGAAAATTGTAAAACGGTATCATATACCGAACCAACCGGGTCATTATTAACAGATATGAATACATATTGGCATAAATGTGATGATACATTATGGGAACATGAATGGGAGAAACATGGTTCTTGTATGCAAGAGCAAATCAATATAGATGAAAATACATTTTTTAACACGACATTAAATTTATTTTTAGAAAATAAAAATTTATTGGATAAATGTAATGGTGGTGATGATTGTATAGTAGGATGTTTTGATTTGGATTTCAAACTTATAGAATGTGAATAAACTTTAAATATATAGAGATTGGTTTGTTGCGATAAATTTAAGTGTTAAATCGGGGATAGCAGTTAATTTGTGTAAAAGATCGATATTACTCATATATTCAGCTACATTTTTCAGTTCATTTACCATATTATTTATTTTCAAAACGGATTTAATAAATTCACCAGGAAATGTTTCGTATTCGAATTCACATTTCTTCATAATGTCCTTACATGTTTTATCATCTTCTGCTTCACACCATTCTAATATCGGATTTACAAATTCAAACAAATAATCCAAATTATTTGCTTGACTTATTCCAGAACGAAGTTCTTCATCCATATAACCATCATATATCGACGACAGTGATTGTAAGGTTTCATTTAATTGTGTGTTTGTAGTTAAATACGATATATTATGTATCTTCTTGTCTTCTTTTACTCGAATGTTTGCAAAACAACTCAATAATGCTGCAATCTCATAAGAATTATATTTCTTCAGATAATCTTCTTTAATAAGGAAATCAGTAAATGCCAAACAATGTGTTTCCTGAATGAATGTGGCGATTCCTCCTTTTTCTTGAATAACAACCTTGCTTTTATTTGTGTCAGCCTGATTCTCATTCATTTCATCGTCATCACATAGTTCTTCCTTGACATAGTCATACCGTTGAAGAAATTGAACAACATTGTCGAAACTATTGTGAAAATGACAGGACAAAGTATCAATATATTCTTCATTTTGTCTTATTTCCATCTTCATTGTCAACAATGATTTATATTGTTCCAATTGTCCTTTAAATTGCTTACTACTCGCCTCCATTTCCGCCATGGAACGCTCCATTTGTTTACGAGCCTTTTGTTTGCATGTTTTGACATCTTCAGTCATTTGAATATATTTTTCAAACTCATCCATATGTCCCATAACATAGGCATATGTAGGGGTTGTTTCCTTTGTAGTCAAATCATTTTTCAATTGACTAATTTGGTCAGCTACAGCTTGAATACTTCGCTGGATTTCACCATTCGACATACTTTTATCAGCAAATTCAAGAGTATTATTATTAAATTGTAGGAAATTCAAAACCAAATTGTATGAGATGGAGAATTTCGATTGAAGTGTCTGTGGATTGCCATTCACCATTTGTTCGTAATCGTGTCCATATGGTAACCGGAACATGTTGTTTAAATGGATGACATGACCAATTGTGTCGAGACCACGCCTTCCAGCTCTACCTGCCATTTGTGTATATTCATGTGGATACAACATACGCATAGACGACCCATTGAATTTATCAAATCCGGTAAACAATACAGTTTTGGTTGGCATATTAATACCGACCGCAAAAGTTTCGGTAGCAAACAATAGTTTAACATATCCTTTCGCAAACAACAGTTCAATCATTTCACGAAAGATGGGCATTATACCAGAATGATGAATAGCGACGCCCTTTTCCAAAAGACGAGTAATCATTTCGAATTCAGGCATATTGAGATACTCTTTAAAATTCGGCAACTTTCTCAAGATCTGTTCACATTCTCGACGGATAATGGATGGAATATTTGCTTCATCGTCACTAAACAAACTCATATTAATCGTCTGAGCATATTTCTCTACTAGCTTGCGCGAAAATACGAAACAAATTGCTGGCAACATTCCGTTTTCGTTTAGATATTTGGTTACTTCGTTTAATACATAGGATGGTTTGATATGGCAACTATTTTTGCGACAGTAATCCAACAATTTCCTCACTTTGTCGTAATTATCCGTGTGAAACTGCGATGTACTATTTTTGACTGGAATTGGTTTGTGTAGAAACTCGTTAATGTATTTAATAAACTCTTTGTCCTTGATATTTTTCATAATTCCTTGGGGAATGGTTGTATACAAGTAATGATTTAGTGGAACAACACGATGATTTGTGGGTGCTAAATATACCTTTTTTTGATGTTCTTCATTTGTTTTTACATCTTCTATCCATTGAGCAAATATTTCTGATTTGTCAATGGTAGCCGACAACATGATAAGCTGAATATGACTAGGTAAGAACATGATGGTTTCTTCCCAAACTTTGCCACGGTCTAGGTCGTTAATATAATGGATCTCGTCAAATACAACTGCCGCCAATTCATTTTGAAAGTCCATTTCGAATTGCATTGGGATCGATTTTGTATCGACTTGATCATCGATTGTTTTTTGTAGTAAAGTATTGCGTAATATTTCTGTAGTCATGATGAGAACATCAGCTTCTGGATTAAATTTGATATCTCCGGTCAATATACCGAACGAAATATGAGGAAATTTTTTTGTAAATTCGTGAAATTTTTGATTGGATAATGCTTTAATGGGTGATGTATAGATGACTTTTTTGCCCTGGGCTACGAAATATTCAATCGCAAATTCGGCGGGAAGTGTTTTTCCACTACCTGTATGAGCAGTAACTAAAATATGATTGCCCTCAACAATGGACTGAATCGCGTATTTTTGAAAGTCACTGAGTTCAAAAGGGAATTTATTAAAATGATCTTGATATAATTCATTTTGAGAGAATGTATCTTTACAGATGATTACCATTATACTAATTTAAATAATATATTTATCTTTATTAGAATTCAATTTTAAATAAAAATAAACGAGATAAAAAATATGTTTTATAAATAGTAATGATTATAAGTTTTTATTACTTACAACTATCGAATAATAATATTTTAAACTATTTAAAGATTTTACTCTAATGTATTCTATAATGAGTTCTACAGAAGAGGCAACAGTTTACCAAGGTCGTGTTAAATGGTTTAATAACAAATCAGGATATGGTTTTATTACAGTAATTGATAGTGGGGATGAAAGTATCCCAGATGATGTTTTTGCTCATCATAGTGCTATTTGTGTGAATGAGGAACAATACAAGTATCTTGTTCAAGGAGAATATGTTCAATTTTCACTATCCATTATGGATTCATCTAATAGTCATAAGTATCAGGCATCTGAAATTAAGGGAATGAAGGGAGGAAAGCTATTATGTGAAACTCGTAACGATAATCGTTCAGCTGATCCTCCTAGACGAAATACAGAGTCTCGTGGTAATCATAGAGAGCGTCCTCGTGGTGCAGGACCTAGAGAGCAAGATGAAAATGGTGATTGGAAATTAGAGCCTGTGGAAGGCCAGGAACAAGACCAAGGACGAAGCCAAGGACAAGGACGAGGACGAGGACAAGGACGAGGACAAGGACAAGGACAAGGACGAGGACAAGGACAAGGACGAGGACAAGGACGAGGACCAAGTCGTCGCGCTCCAAATCAATCCGATAAGGCATAAAAACGATAAGGCATAAAGCCGATAAGGTATAAATTTAATAATTATAAAATATTATATTTTATATAATTATTTCAAATACTTTTATTTTTTATATGAAAAAGATATTTAAAGACACTACAT